ATAATCATTATAAAGAACAATGTGATTGTAAATATACATCACAATTGTCCTCCATGTAATGATGAATTTGATTGTCCTTCCTATTGTGGGAATGGTAATATTATATTAGAAATTGAGGGTGGTTCTTGTGAAATACTTAATATCCAAGCTGGAGATAGTATCACTTACGACCTATCTTAATCCTCAGAAGAATTCTTAGACTCCGCAATTTTTTCTTTTAATACTTTTTGGAATTCGTTTGCAATCATTTTTGTAAACTTAACAGATGGTGAATCATCTTTTTCAGAATCATATCTATATTGTCCTTGTGGCGGTCTCTTTCCTCTACCTAAGTAGTTAAGTCCCGATATGTTAGTAATACATTTGTGCCCACCCGAGTTGGATTGAATAAGGTCCCAAGCATTAATTCCAATTTTGTCCATCAATGAGATTTCTTCTTCAGATAATTCACTGAATGGTTTCTCCATCATTTCCTCAATTCTACCTAATATTTCTTCTCCCCCATCCATAAACATGAATTTACCACCGTAAAGAGCATCAAAATCTTTAAAGGTAAACCCAACACTTTCAGGTCCTGTACTTGTCTCACTAACCCACTTCATAGTTGATAGTGGTATCTTTCTCTCCTTTAATTGGTCTTTCCACTTACCGATTACCTCTTGAGCTATTTCCCCAAGATTAACACCTTTAAGTTCTCTTTCTTTCTTAAATGGATTACAAGAAGCTTGAACAAGTCCCATCGGCCACGCCATGATGAGAAAGTCTGCTTCAGGATTATTTCTGAATGGTGTATATCTGTCGTAAGACCCAGGTTTAAACATACTACCCCCACCATATTGGAAGATAATGTTATCAGACACCGTTGGGTAGTCCTTCATTTTGTCGGCATAATCTTGCGCATTTTTTTGTAGGTCTTCAGGTTTTGCTGCGTTTGTTCTTGTCATCCAAGTTTTAATGTTATTAAGTATCGACATTAAAGATGGTTCAGAATCCATAACCAAAAATTCTAAGAATCCTGGTTTGTTTTTAAACGCTAAAAGTAATTTGTTGATTACTAACCCCAACAACATTTTGTTTCTTTGGAGCGAGGAATCTTTATCTATTCTGTAGATGTAGTTAACAACTTCTTGTGGTGTTATGTCATGTTTGGCATAATCCGCAGAGTCTACAGTATTAATTAGTAAAATATCTGACGATGGGAATAAATCAGTTGGTGACACGACTTGTGAGATTGTTTCAACGTTTGAACGAGCTCCTCTAAATTGTTTTGATGTTCCTTTCTCAACCCCAACTTGTTTGTCGTGGTGGTCAGTGTGAATCACAAACATTGGTTTACCGTGAGCAAAGTCAACAAGGACTGGCATTATATCACCTTGAGCATCATTCTTTTTAACAGAGAACTCTTTGTCACCGTATTGAATGATATGTACACCTACAACATCAATACCATTATCTTCAAGGTATTTCTTCATTGCAATTGCCGTTGTTACACCGTCCAAATCTTGGTGGAAATAAATCTCCGCCTTTTGATATCTCTCCTTAAGAGCATTGATGTTTCTAAGTCCTGTTTCTGATAATATTCTTTTCATTAATTAACTAAGTTTGTCACCAATCCAACTAATGATTTTATCAAAAATATCTTGGTCTAACCCTAATTTATGTAAGGCTTTATATGTGTCAGGTCCTGCAATTCCATCAGGATTTACTTTTTCAGCCTTTTGAAACATTTTAAGACCTTCAACTGTTTTTGGTCCCCATAACGCATCTACAGGTACTTGATATAACTTACCGTTAACCATTACCTTTTTCATTTTAAAGTAATCATTAAGTGCCGTTTGAAATTCAAACACATCCTGTCCACTCATTTGATTTTGTTCCTTAATAACTCTCTTAACAATATTAGTTAAATCAGACTCTGTTAGTCTTATAATTTTCTTTGCCATTATATATTATTTAATTTACATTCCAGGGATTGGATTCATTTGTCCTGTAAACAATCCTCTTAAAAATTTAGCTAATGGGTCAAGATTTGGTTCTGAACTTGTGGATGAAGACGTACTTTGTTGATTATTTGTTTGACCTTCAACTCTTTCTGAACCAAATTGGTCTTCAAAGTTTTGTTTAGCTTCAGGTGTTTGATTATATTCATCAACTTTTTTCATAAAATTTTCATCACCCATTTTTTTAGATAATTCTTCCGCACCTACCCAGTTACCTAAACCAACATAATCAAGGAATCCTAACCACCATTTTGTAGATTGCATTAAAATTCTTAATCTTCTTTGGGATGGACTTCTAAATAATCTTGGAATCCCCCCAAAAAATACATTTGTAAAGAACCCTGGTTTAGTAAGAGTGGCGGGATTAAATACTTTTTGAGTTTTAAGATAATTTTTTAGAAGTTCAACATCTTTGACAGCGGCAGTTCCTTTTTGGAAGTTTTTTGCAAGAACCCCAGCTCTTTTTTGGAACATAACACTTTTTTTACCAGCATTACTTAATAATTGGAAATAACTTTTTATTGTGTTTTTCATTCCTTTGAAAGGTCCTGCAGGTATTTCATCAATTGTTTTAATAACTTTCTCACCGAAAGACCCTCCCATTTTCTGAAGGAAAGTTCCTATTACACCTGGTTGTTTGGCTAACTGTTCTATAGTTTCAGTGGCTGCTCTATATTCTTTACTACCTACAGCAGCTCCTTTAGAAAGTTTTATTGCAGACTCTAAAGCCTTAACAGATGGTCCTCCAACTTTTAGTGCCCCCAATACAGGTTTTGCTACAAAATCACCTGCATATGGTATTGCCCCAACAATTGATAAAACTCCAAAAAGAGTATCTCCTTGAATAAAGTATGATGTTGCATTGACAATATCAACAATAGGGGTTGGGTCAATAATACCCAAAATATCCATTACAGTATTGTACCAAGCGGCTTCGTTAATTAGTTCACCATTCTCATCTGTATGTTCTGAAAGGGTGTTCACCTTAATTAAGGCAAGTTGACGTTCAGTAATTATAATTTCAGCCATTTATAGTTTTCTTAATAAATATTCGTATAAACAAAAAAAAGGGTCGTATGACCCTTTTATTATAAATCTAATTCGATTTGTTTTTTCTTATCTATAAAAACTTGTACTCTATCTTTAGCAACTTTCGAATAATTCTCACTTAATTCAATACCAATCCACCGTCTTCCACTAACCTCAGCAGCGACTAAACTTGTACCACTACCTACGAAAGGGTCAAGTACCACGTCGTTTCTATAGGTTAATATTTTAATGGCTTTCATTGGAATATCCATTGAGAATGTTGCCTTAGTCTGTTGTTTGGTGTCGGCAAAGTATTCCCATTGACCATATACCAAGCTCATAAACTCTTTCTTGTCTTCATCTTGATACATCATCTTTTGTTTGATTGTACCATCTTCTTGTTCTAAATCAACCAACTCACCTTTCCATTGCGGTTCTCCCTTAACTTTTTTGATTCGGTCTTTCTTGTAGGCTAAAATAACACATTCCTTAGGGTTATATATATAAGGACTACTTGGTGACATCCATGAACCCCATGCTGTGGTTTTACTTCTATGTGGTGAGTTTTCGTCAAGGTCTACAAGTCCGTAGAATTGAAACCCAACTTTTTTCATTATGGACCAAAACTCAGACATGAATAGAATTCTACCACCTCTGTCTTGAACGTTAACTTCATAAGGAATGTTAACAGCAATCCTACCATCATCTTTTAATAGACGATATGTATTAGATAACCATTTTTCAGTAAACTCCCAATAGTCTTCCATCGTCATTCTATCGTCATGACTATCATAATCGATGCCTACATTGTATGGCGGAGAAGTAACCACCAAGTCAACAGTAGACTCAGGGAGTTTTCCCATTTCAATAATACAGTCTCCTTGAATGATTCTATTTGTTTCTAACATTATAATTTACCTTCTTGTTTTAATTGTTCTCTTATTTTAGTGGCTGAGATATCACTCACCTCTTGTGGTGGTAAATGTTCTATGATATCATATCCAACTCCTCTTCCGAAGTTTACCGATTCAACATCAGGTATTACCATTACAATAACTCTTCCCTCGTGAATTAAGTTAAATAATTTAATGGTTATGTTATCATGTACCTCTTGTGCGGTAAATGGGTTCTGTTCGTTAGGTTCAATGTCTCTAATACAAATTAGAACATTCTTACCTTGTTCAAGTCGTTGGTCGATTAACCACCTGTGTCCATCGTGCCATGGTTGCCATCTTCCGATAAACATTGAAAACTGTTTACCAGGATTATTCTTTAATTTAGGGTCTCCCTCTATGTGTATTTTTTCCATCTTATCTTTTGAATATTTTTTCAACACATTCTGCAACAGTGATGTTATCAGTACACATATCGATATAATTTTCTGTTGGCGGTTCATAATCCTCAACAAAGAATTGTTCCCTACCTCTTACTTCTGAGGTATGAACATAAACTTCTTTTATCGCATTTTCAAGTTTAACTTTAAATAATTCTCTTTGTTCTTTATATGGTGATACTAAAGAAACTAAAACATTTTGTCCTTTTGAGTGAAGATATTGAGCTAAATGTTGTGCTAATTGTATATTCTTCATCCGACCTTCTTTAGAGTAATCTTTATTATTGAATAATTCTCTAATATCATCACCGTCAATATGGAACCAATCACTAAAGTATCTTAACTCCATAATTGATTTAGCTAATGTTGTCTTACCTGAGCCAGGTTGTCCTGTTAACCAATAAATCATAATTCTAAGTTTTTAATCTTACGGTCCAAATAGAACGAAGCCTTCTTTAGGTCTTCTAATTCTTTTGCTTGGTCTTTCTTACCAGCCCTTGCAACATACTTAACTACGTTGAAGATGTAGGCGTCTTTATCAAGTCCCCAAGCTTCACATACTTTTATTACTTCGTATGGATTGTTTTCCCCACCATAATGGTTGGGATGGTTTACCATTTTGTTTGTCATTTGTTACTTTATTACTGTTGTGTCTTTTATTTCACTATGGTCGTATGGATATGACTCCAACTGTTTTTTATAGTACTCCATCTCAAGACTATCTCTAAGATACTTAACTCTATCGTGATTCATTTGTGAGTTACTACCACCATCACTTATCCTTGATGAAAACATTATTATTACAAATATTACCATCATAGATACCATAAAAATTGCAAAGGTTCTATTTGTCATTACTTTTCTTTCCTCTCTTAGTCGTTACTTGTTCGGTTATTTGTTCGGTTTTTTTACCTCTACCTCTACCTGTATAAGTTTTCCATTCTGATTTTGGACAATAAGCCCAAACACCTGTACTAACTTTTGAGATAGCTTCTTTCTCTTCCGTTCTGATTATCTCTCCAACCTCTCTTGAGTTGGTTTTCTTGATTGTTTTAATGCACTTCATTGGTTGTTTCCTCCGTGTTTAATTGATTAATGATTATTAGGATTTCTTCATCAGATTTACCTTGACAATATAAGTCGTGAATTAACGCACTTGTGTCATCTTCAAAATGAAGCATATCACTCTTACCATAATATTGTTTTAGTTTTCCCTCTTTAAGGGCGTCGATACATCTATCAAGTACGACCCATCGTTTGTTGAATCCCATGGGTAAAGTATAATAAACTTACACTTAAGAGTCAAAATTATTACTTATTTTTTCAAAATTTACTATTTGAAATACATAAGCCATAATCTTTCTTTTCATAATTGGTACCATGGTTTCTTCCATTGGGAATTTTTGGGAACATTTAAGTTCAAAGATTGGTAATTCTTTATAAAACTCGGTTGAATTCCATGTTGAGAAAGTATCAAGGACACTAGTCATTGTAAGTTCATCAACAGGTCCGTTATAAATTAAATTAAGATAAGTCTTATTGTTTTGCTTATCTGTTTTTGGTTTTCTGATTTGATATTCCCACACAAATAATGTCTCAGTTTCTTTTTGATAAAAGAAAACGTATCCTGAACCAGACACTAAACCTTTTTTGTTTTTCTTTAATTGTACGTCAATACTATCATATGCAATATTCCATATTGCTTTAGCCATATTGAAGGTGTCGAACAACTTACTACCTGAGAACTTAATAGTTTCATTCAATTCTTTTTCCTCTTCCTCAGTAAGTTCTCTTGGTTTCTTGGGTATAAGTTCCTTAACTAGTATTTCGTCATCACATGATTCGAATTTTTTATTAGTAAGTAATAATGTGTTTTCCTTAACTATTGATTGTAAGTTTGCCAAATGAAGGGATATCTCAACAAAATCAGGGTATACTTCCATCTTATCAAAACCTTTTTCGCATTTCTGTATGTAATCCAATAAAGTGTATTTATTGTATTCAAAATCCAATGGTTCTTTGAACATCCATTCAGGATTTAATTTAAATGCTATTTTTTTCTTTCTACTCATATTACAATTATAAAATTAATGAATAATTAATCAATTCTCATTACATAAAATAACTTCTCCCCAACATAAATTTCATCGGCAGTTCCATCGTAACTATTAATCGTGTGACCATAACCATCAGCACTAATCACTCCTTCAATAAACTCATCTTTATCTACATATTCTGACCAAGATAATCCGAAGCTCTCCATAAAAGATTCTGGGTCATATCTAACATCACTAACTAAATCTTTAATTTTATCATCAATTAAATCTTCAGGGAAATCACCATCAGGGTCCTCCTCAATCTCTTCAATTTCAGCAATATACTCTTCAGATAGTTCATTTAATTCATCTATCTTCTCTTGAATATCATCATCATTCTCACCGTCCATTTGCTCCTCTAATTTAGAAATTGTATTTGCGTTATATTCAATTCTTTTTCTTAATATTTCAATTGTTTCTTCTTGTTTGTTGGACAACATTCTTTCACTGTCATCAAAATAAGAGTCAGGACTATCATTAACATCTTGTTCATATACATCTTCAGCATAACTAATGATTGCTTCTGTATCCAAGAATTGTCTTGCGAATCCTGCATTAAATCCTTCATATCCAATATCATCTATTAAATTTTCAATGTAATCCTCACAACTTGATTTCATTTCATCGTCATCACCAACAGCGTATTTGTTATTACTAACCGAACTATCTATTACCTCAAATTCAGTTGTATCATAAAACCTACCAGTTGGTATGATATGGTACACATCAATATAGTCAGTGTAGTTATCCAATTCATCTTCAAGTTCACTTATTTCATCCAATAAATCTCCTCTTAATTCTTCGTCGGCATCGTATTCATTATTGAGTCTTTCTATCTCATCATTAATTCTTTGTATCTCTATTCGGTCATCATTACTTAATATACTAACCCCCTCGTTATCTACAAGATATTCAAGTAAGGCATATGCTTTCAAACCTTCATCTGGTGTATTACCATCAAGAGCCCATTCATTTTCATCTCTTCTATCTTGAGCGTCATTTCTTAGTGATTGAACTCTTTGTTGTTCCCTTAATTTTTCAAGTCTATCTTTTTCTTTTCTTGCAGCTTCTTTATCACCATAAATTTTAAGTTGTTCTGCAAACTCTTGTTGGAGATATCCTGTCACATTGTTTAAGATTTTATCTAACATCTCAGTTCCGTGAATCCAACCAGTTCTAACGTACTCGTCCTTTGCATCATAGTAGATTCTGTCCCCGTCAAACTTTCTTAATAAAGCAACTTTATATAATGGGTCGTTAGTTGGTTTACTTCTATCAATAATGTAGAATAACTTACCGTCTTC